CCAAGGGCCGATAAGATTCGGGGGTCAGCCCCCCCACCGCCCAGGCGCATGTGCTATATATGTACGCCATCCCTGGCTAGAGCGCATTTCCGTTTCCGGCATAGAACTCCGCAATGATAGGTGTTTGCTTTCCAACATAGGCGCCAGTAATGTTAAACTCTATATACTCCAGCGCCTCTTCCTCGGTCAGTCCGCCATGACGAAGTATGACGACCAGGACGGCTTTGTCATAGATTGCCAGGACGTCATGGAAGGAACCACCGATTCCGACGAGTGCTTCGTCCATTCCGTCGAGTGTAAGTGCCTCCGGGTTGGCTGTATGTAGCCGTTCCTTGATCTCTCTGCACGTGTTCGTCATGGTTCGTCCTGCTCTATCATGGGTTGGTCATGGGTTCGTCATGGGTCATCCTGGTTGTAAGTCTAGTAACCACAACAACTTAAGGTACAGCCATGACGAAGTATGACCCTTTTGGGGGTAAAGTAATATTAAGGGATGGGCTTAGACTCTCTCTGCTCTGTACGGTAACAAGTCTTTAGGGCTGAAACCGTCATGGTTCGTCCTGCCCCATAATGACGCACTCTAGTCCAGCCGATCCATGAGTCGCTTCCGCAGCCACAACCACTCCCGACGGTAGCACCCTGTCAGGAAACGGGCTGTGAGATCCGTGGCTCTCTTCCTATCCCCTGCAACGGTTACGGGTATCCCCATGCTCATGATCGAGCACAGAGTCCCCTTGACGTGGTTCGGGGTGACCTTGCGGGATCTCCAGCCTCCCATGTCGATCTGATCCCACGAACAGTCAATCATTAGCATGCGGTGCTTGAAGTGCTTGAGGCGGTGCATTTGATCCATGAACCGATCCCTCTGCGAACCCACACACTTGATCAGGTCGTCCAGGGACTTTCTCTCGACTGTCATGTCCGTCTCGAAGTTTCTTACGCTATAATCCCCTGTAACAAGTGCGTGCTTGATCGTAGGGTTCTTGAACTTGTATGGCTTCTGCTCACGGGTGTCAACGACGATAATGCAAGGTGGCGGTTCCTTTGGGATATGTATCAGTGGATCCTCCATGTGTTTTATTAGATCTACATTTGGCACGACTTCTCCTTCTGTAAGAAAAATGGAGTGCCTCAGAAGCCCACTGAGACACTCCTACGGAGAGTACGTAATGATTAAACAAAACACTCTGGTCGTTGTCAAGTGGGTCGATATAGTAGGGGACGACTCCTGGACAACTCTCAAGGAAGCACGCCGTATAACCACCCACCCATTCGTGTCCATTGGTTGGGTCCTATCTCACACGAAGACGATGCTGGTGATCACCTCCTGCTATTCCCCCAAGGACGATACCGTGGGATCAGTGACCTCCATTCCGGCTGGTGCCGTGGAGAAGATCACGGAAATGAACAGGGTAATGAAGCCCGGTCCCCCGGATCCGACTAGTCCATCCAACTGATACGCTCCTCTTGTTTCTCTGTGATCCCGTGGAGGTACACGTCACCACCCCTCTTGCCCTTGTCGATCCTGCACCGATTGTCGCCCTCGCCGATCATACGACCGTGACTCAACCGTCCAAAGTTGTTAATGTTCAAGCCGGGCTTCTGACCCCTTCTCCTGCACCATTCAGTGAATGCCTCGTAGACCTGACTGATACGTACACGCCCAGTACTGAAGGGTTCGTACTTCTCATGGAGGAACACAGAGATCACGTCTTCACTATCCTTGTAGTCTTCCAGTGCTGCACGGCAGGCTTCAGGCTCCTCTAGCCCCTCTTGAAGGAATCCCTGAGTACCCTCGATTAGCCACGACATGATCTGGTCTCGCTCGTCATCCACCAACCTGCGCATAAGGCCCCGCTCTTGGGCATGCTCAGGGATAATGACCGGGAAGTGGATCAGGGCCATACGCCTCCATAGGCCGTGCGACATGTCGTTCACGGTAGGCAGGTAGTTCGACATGATGAGGAAACTGGTCACCGGACGGAAAGAGAAGTGTCTGCCATAAAGATGTCGTCCACTTATCAGAGCCTCACCCCCTGTGAGCATCTTGAACCGCTCGTCGTTTAACTGCGTGTTGCTGCCGAACTCGTGAACCAGACCCACTCGCTTCCCTTGGAGGCTGGCTACCTTTGTCTCGCCACCCTCGCCTCCTGTGAGCGTGCTCGCCGGAACTGGGAAGCAGTACTCGCCCAGGCACCCCTGAAGGATACCAGCCAGCACCGACTTCCCATTCGCTCCGTCTCCGAACATGATCAGGGCCTTGGAGTCACCTACGTTACCCAGCAGGCATGACCCCAGTCTCTTTTGGAGGTAACGGATAACGTCCGCCTCCCCATTGAAGATCTCGTCGAGGAACTTCAGGAAGCCCTCTGGCTTGCCACAACCAGCAGTGTAGTTACTAGGGAGTATGTTAGTTACGTGGTCGTCACGGTTGTGCTCACCTTGGTGGTACTTCCCGTCCTCGGTAAAGGTCAGGGTGCAGTTCTGGAAGTTCACCTTCATTGGGTCGTTGTCGAAGTCCTCTGCGTTGATACGACACTCCCGTACGGTTGAGGAGAGCGCCAGGATATCCTTGATCTTTCGGTATGTAAGGCTTCGGGAGCATAGGCTACTGAGTCTTTCATGAGCACCACCAGCCTCCCCAGCCTGTAGTCGAAGCATGTTGATGTAAGCACCCACCATGTTCAATGCTTCGTTCTCGTCACGACCCCAGTACTTGCCGTTATAGAGGAGCCACCCCAGGCCCTCTTCGTACTTGAGGTTGTCTCCACGCTCACTGATAAAGGAGATCGCTATCTCCCTTTCAATCGCCTCGGGGAAACTCGGTTCTTGATCGGTAGCCCCGGTAGCGTTCTCCTGGTTACGTGCATGGGCGTAGGCAGAGGATACAGTTGTGCCGACCTCCTCCGGGCTGAGTGGTGGACGGCAATAGACCTCGTTCATTCCCCAGATAACATTGTATGCAGTGTCCCTGGTGACTCCAAGGTTTCTCTGCCTTACAGCCTCACGGAAGATAGCGTTGTTCCGCTCACCGCTGTTGACCACCAAGTCCTTGTCGGGGAATCTGTGTATGGGGTAGGTGTTGCCCCTGGAACACAACATGTGGGTTTCGTATCGTTCCGGTCTCTTCATGTTGACTGTACCAGGGATACGCATGATCCGGGCAGGCTCGGCGCATTGAGGGTCCCCAGACATAGACTTCGACAGTATCTGTAGCCTCTTCTTGAAGTCCCCACGCTCGTCCATGGTACGTAGTGGTGCGGGTTTGTCTAGGCACCAATAGCAGTGTGCGCCACCTCCGGTAGACACGACGACTGTCGGGGCGGGGTATCCCGCCAATCTAGCACGTTCGTCGAGGGTTTCTAGGGTTATTTCGGGGTCGTCTACGTCAACCCATAGTGCTCTGGAGTGGAGTAGGTTGCCCTGTCCCCCATTCCCTTCTGCGGATCTACGAACGGCTACACCGAATCCTGAGTTGGACAACTGCGTTTGAGCCCGCTCGACTTGTGTCCATAGTAGGTCGTCGTCACCGTAGGCTAGCATTGTGCTGAAGTTGCCTGTCGGGTTTGGGGCCCCGAACCCCCGTACGTTGATTATCTCACCTTCGTTGAATAGGGAATCTAATAGGTCGCTATGCATCGCCTATGAACCTTTCGTGTGGGAGCAGTTGTGCTACAAGTCCCCGTATGTGTAGTTTGGGGACCTGCAACTCGCCGAAGGGCTCGCTGGTGTGTGCCCTAAAAAGTTGTATCGTGACTGTGTCCTTGTCGATATGCACACGTGTGACAACGTCGTATAGAACGTCACCCATCATAGAACCCTTTCTAGAAGTTCCAGGAACCTACCCAGGGACTTCGACTTTGCGTGCCTCAGTGCGTGTCGCTTACAGTGGAACCTGTATCCTTCGTCATGGTGTGTGGGATACCAGCCTTTGCCGTCTTTACTGACAAGGGACGCCCTGGTATGGGAGATTGGGTTGTACCACTTCCTGCCGTACACCTTGTTCCCCTTGTTGGTATACCATTCAGCGAAGTCGGTCTCGTCACTGGTCCCGCATGCCGCCAACTCCATTTCACGAATGACTTTCCATCTGCGCTTCTGTAGGTTGTTGTTTGACAGGTGGCATATCGCAGCCTCTGAGGATATGAAGTCTGGCTCGGTGCGGAGTTTAACGAAGTGGTTAATGTAGTACATTAGTCTGGTTCGCCATTGTGGGGAGGTATCCCTGCCGTGGTCGAAGTGTCGGAGGTAAATCCATTCGAGGTCTTCTGACGACATAAGGGGTGGTACTATTTTACGGAAGTCCTCGATAGAGGGAAGGTTGAACCGGATCATGTGTGGGGTGACTGGGTAGTGTTCTCCTCTGCCGCACATCTGCTCGAATATGTGGTCTTCTATTTTCATTGAAGTCTTTCTAAGGTTTGGTGGCCACGCATCCACGGCGCAGCCACCGTCCTTATTCAGCGGGACTAGAAGGGTGTCTCCTGGGTTTCCGGGGCCCGAGTTTTCTTGGGAGCAGCCACGTATTCCTCAGATTCGGCCCACGCCTTGCACTTGACGAACTGGACATTGTTGCACTCGACAATGACAGCCTTCCGTGGTTCTCCGTCACGAGTCTTGTACTCGTCAATGCGGAGGGTTCCAGTGATAAGCACTGAGTCGCCTTTCACCAGATACTTCTCGCAGTTGTCGGCTCCCTTTCCGTAGACCGTTACGTCGAGGAAGTTGGTGTGCTTCCTGTCCGCTGAACCGAGGTTGTTGGCGATCCGGAACTCTGCTACTTTCGTTCCGTTCTTGGTGACGTCCGTCTCAGGGGAACCAACGAGGTTTCCTGAGATGGTAAGATTGTTGAACTGCATTGCAGTCCTCCTAACTAGGGGTACTAAACGGCGGGAGACCGTACCACGACCCTGACGTCCTTGTCAAACATTTTCTGAGAGTATTCATAAGTCGGTTCTGAACACCAACTTGGAGCCGACTAATCTTCTCGCCCCGTTGTCTGGCCTCTTATCGACGAACGCTTCGATCAGGAGAGCCAGGTCGTAGGTGCAGACAGGGCAGATGAAGTGGATCTCCGCCACGGCCTTGATAGCGGTGGGTGTGTGGTCGTATACTTCTCGGCAGCGGTCACACTTGAATGCCATGGTAGTTCCAAACGGAAGAGTTAATGTGTCCAATCCAGACCCGCCAAAGGTTAATCCAAATAGGCAGTCCGACTATGAAGACATGATGCTCCGTCTCGGAGTAAAGAACAAGTTGAAAGAGGCTGTAGAGTCTGGGCACTCCTTCGAGGCGGCATGTGAACTGGTCGGAATACCTTATGAGTATGCGTTCTCGGCGAGCCAGACGGACGATGACTTTCGTGAGATATGGCAGTTATCGAGGGCGAATGGGTCTGTAGATACGCTTCCCTGCCCAAGCACTGTGTGGCGAGACGGCCATGAGGTCAAGGCGGAGTTCTTGAACATGTTGGTCGAAGTCGGACTGTTCAATAAACTGGTACACATGGCTGCTCTTGCGGAGCCCGGAACTGTGCAGGGTGACAAGGTGCTAATGTTTTTCGGCAGGAGCGTTCTACCTCAGGTTCTGCCAAAGAAGGATGAGGACGACAAGAGCGAAGTGCGGCTCAACCAAAAGTCCGACAAGGAACTGGTGGAAATGTTGAACTCCTTACAGAGGGGTAGGCTTAGCCTAGATGGAGAATGAAGACCTGCTTCACCTCATTAAGATAGAGGAGGAACTGCTCAAGAGAAGGGAGAAGGACCTACTAGGTTCTATCTCTGCGAACGATAGGCAGCGTGACTTCATAAACGCAGACAGCAAGGAGACCATGCTCACTGGTGCTAACCAGGCGGGCAAGTCTACGGCTCTCATGATAAAGTTCACCTACCACATGACGGGTCTGTATCCTTCATGGTATACGGGCGTGCGCTTCGACAAGCCGATCCAGGCTGCGCTAGGAGGAGAGACTGCGCAATCAACACGTGACTTGTTAGTCAACCGTCTCATTGGCCCACCAGAAGACAGGGGTGCTGGCTACTTCCCAAAGGGATCATTTGATCCAGAAAAGGACGTCACCCGCATGACTGGCGGTGTGGCTAATCAGATCGACTACTTCAGGGTCAAGCACTTTGACGCTGACGGTGACTTCGACGGATACAGCAAGGCCTATGTGTTTTCTTACTCTACGGGGTGGCGCAGACTCCAGGGCTACTCACTAGACTTGGTAGCGATTGACGAGGAACCTGAAATGATGGTCTACGAGGAACTGTCTGCACGTACGAATGCTACTGGTGGATACGTAGACATTGCAATGACTCCCCTGCGGGGTGAGACTGAACTGTACTTAGTGTTCGAGGCTGCCACGGGCGATATCAAGCGACTGATCAACTACGACATAACTAAGGCTACGCACATGGCTGTGGAGCAGCGTAACCACTTGTTGAAGAAGTATGAGAACAACCCATTCGCAGAGGCACGTCTGTACGGAAGGCCTGTCGCTAGTCAGGGGTTGATTTACAATGTGCCGCACGAGGTGATTACCACTGCGGACTTCCAGGTGGGCACCTACCACAAGCAGATCATAGGGATAGACCTTGCGCACACTACGGGTAAGTGGGCTGCTGTAAAGTTATCGAGCGACCCGAACTCTGGCATTACCTACGTGGTTCAGGACTTCAAGTCTGAAAGGATGTCCGTCGCTGATTTTGCTAGTCGTTTGATAGGGATGGGTGGACGTGAGATCCCTGTGGCGTGGCCCCATGACGCAATGAGGGAGACCTCGTCTGGTACAGTTGTATCACAACTGAGGAAGTTGGGTGTCAATGTTCTTCCGGAGGCTGCTCATATGATAGACCCCATGACGGGGACTAAGACTCGTGCCTTAATGAGCGTAATAGAGAAGGCCTTGGACATGATGAATCAGGGCAACCTTTTATTCATGTTAC